TTACATTGCATTTAATACATATTCAATTAGGCATTCCTTTGGTATTTTAACTAATCTTCCACTTCTTATAGATTTTAATTCTCCAGTTTCAGTTTTCTTTAAAACACTACTCTTACTAATTCCTAAAAAATCAGCTGTATCTTTTGTTGATATAAAAAAAGGAAGCTTCTCTAATTCTTTTTCTAATGATGTTCTCATTTCTTGTGTTGTCATTTTTATCACCTAATTCCATTCGTTCCCTATTCTTTTCATGTTTTTTTGCCATTTTTCCCAATAACAATTTAAGATATCAAGTGTTGTAAAATTATGTTTATATGTAATTGATAATAACTCATCAATAGCTATTGCTAGTTTATCAACATATACATAATGAATAAAATCTAGTATAGAAGGATTATCTGTTCTTAAATATTCTTCATCAAAAGTAAAATTAATAGCTTTTTTTAAATCTTCATTTTTATCATCATCAAGATAATTTATCAATTGAGCAAAAAAGAAGTAAATATCAGTCAATTCTTCTAACTCTTTGTCCTTACTATAAGGTTTAGTTTTCCAAGTTTTATGTGAAAAGATAGTCTCTTCATTAAACTCAACACATTCTGCTATTAATGACATTTTTATGTCATCAAAAGTTCTAGGTCTAATACTATGAATATTATCATCTAAATGTTTTTGTAAACTTAATATATCTTTAAAATTTTTAGGTTTTTTTATTTCCATTTTTCCTCCTTAAATTATTTTTAATAAAAAATATCCAATAATTTGAATCACAGAACCAAAAAAGATATAAAATGTGACTTTTCTAGAATCTAGATCTAAATTTTTATTTTTAAAATAAAAACAAGATGAGATAGCTAAAATTTCAATTAATCCAAAATATAACATCGTAATCCAAATAATAATTCTTATATAAATTTTCATCATCTCACTTCCTTATAATTCTATTAATTCTGGATTTTCATAAATATTCCCTACAACTTCACAACCTTGTGCAACAACATCAATTAAATCAAAAGAATACTCTTCAAAATCTCCCTCAAATTCTGCTCTATAGCTTCCATTTTCAAAAATAACTTTATAAGGTTTCTCATTGTTTCCGTTTGATAAAATATCTCCTTCATAAATTTCTTTTTCATTTTTATCTTTTAATCCTGTGTATTGCATAAGTTCAATATCATTGAATTTCTCGTGTCTTATATTTAACAAATGTCCAACTCTTTCAAATAAATAAGTTACCTTTTTAGTTACATAATTAATTAATACGACTTCAAATATTGCTTTTCTATCTTTTACCCAAGCTCTAAATTTTATGTCTCTATTCATTTCTCATCAACTCCTATAAAAAAATTTAATATTTCTATTTTTCCATTATGTGTTCTCATAAAATCATTTTTGAAGTCTCTTTCAAACTCTTCTAATTCATTTTCTGTCATTAAATATTCTGTATTTATTTCAAACTTCACTGTTCTTTTTGAATTATCTTGAATAACTTCCATTGTTCCTTTATATTTAATCATTTTTTCACCTGCTTCTTATTTGTTTTTTTTGCAATAGCAATTTTAACTTTAGCTATAGTTACTCCTATATTTGTTAATTCAGCATCATTTTTAATAAGCTTATTTTTATTTAAAACAGCTAATTCTTTCCTAGAAACCAGAAGCAAATTTTTTATATCAAAATTTTCTTTATTCCCATCAGCAAAAATTATTACATGATCTACTGGAATTTCTCCATATTTTTGTTCCCAAATCCATCTATGTTTTAATTTCCATCTTTTTTTATTGACAAGCTTTATATATGTATAACCATCTCTATCTATTCTTTCAGAATAAAGTTCTCTAGTATTCCATGTAACATTTCCTTTTTTAAAAAGATTAGGAGGTCTTACTCCTGTTTTCTTACCCTTATTCCAAGGTGTAAATCCTTTCTTAAAAGTATAAGAAGGTAATTTTTTAAAAGGTATTTTGTATCTATGAAGCAAAGGTTCTAACTGATTTAAAGTTATTTTTTCAAAATTATTATTAAATAACTCTAATAATTCATTTTTATTTTTAGTGCCTTTAAAACTTCTTAAGAATTCAAATTCTATTGTTTTAAATTTTCTTCTCATTTTTATACCTCTAACATTTTAGGTAGTTTCATATTTTCAGTGATTCCACTTTCTTTCATTTTAATAGCTTGGATTGCAACATCAGCATTATTTATAATCGCAGTAGCAACTCCAACTATAGCTTTTGCTCTAAGAATTTCAGTATGTAACTTTTCTTCACTAATATCTTCTTCATCTAATCTTTCGATTTGTGCAAATAAGTAATTGTTTAAATCATTTAATGTATTTTTCATTTTTTAGTTCTCCTTATCAATTAAAACCTTTCCATTCCCATAACTCACCTTTACAGTTTCTTGTTTTGTATTTTATTTTTAGAATTCCTAGAATTGTTCTTAATGTACTTCCTTTTCTTCCTAATTTCATAGACAACTCTTTTAATGTCATATTAGGAGCATTCTCTTTTAAAAATTCTATTTCAGCATCATTTAATTCATAATTTTTTTTGTCAAAAATACATTTTGCATTTAAATATTTTTTTATTCTACTTTCACTAGTATGGTATTTTTCCATTATTTTAGCTATAGAAACTCCATTATTATAATCTATAACTATGTTTTCTTTATCTTCTTCACTAAGTACTTTTCTTTGATTTAAAAGTTCTAATTTATTTTGTTCTAAAATTCTTTTAAGTCTATCATTTCCTAAACCAAAATATTTTTTTAATCTATCAAAAGTAAAACCTTCTTGTATTTTCAATTTTAATTCAATTAAATTTACAGAATTATCTCTTGCTATTTTTATATCACCAATTAAATTTATTCTACATTCTCTACATATTCTACTAAATTTTGAATGAGTACAATTTACTTTCTCAGCTAATTTAGAGTAATGTAATAAAGGATATGTTAAAATTAAATTTTCTAAAAAATTCTTTTTAACATTCCTTACCTCTTCTATTGAAAGAAATAATTTTTTAGCTAAGACAGAAGATTTTTCTTTCAAATGTTCTATTATATATTGTTGTTCAAACTCCTTATCTCTTCTTTCTTCAATAATTTTATCAGCTTCACATTCAAGCATTTTTTTTATAAATATGCTATCGTATGGATAACCCATTTCATTAGCTACCTTATCTATTTCATAAATTCCATAATTATCAAATAATTCACAAAACAATTCTTTTTGTAACTCTTTAATATCTGAAGCATCTATTTGTAATCTCTGACCTAATGTTTTATGTTTTTTCATGAGATTATTTTTTATGTAATCTCTTAAAAAAGTATCATTTTTTAAAGATATTGTTTCCATTTTAACCACCAACTATATTTTTATATTTTTCTTTTACACTAGATTTATCAACATTAACATAAATCATAGTTGTATTTATGTTCTGATGTCCTAAAACTTGTTGAATTTCTTCAACGTCCATTCCTTTCTTTAGTGCCATTGTTGCAAATGTTCTTCTAAATCTATGAGGATGAACATTTTCAACTTTTGCTCTAGTTGCAATTGATTTTAATACTCTTCTTAATCCTTCAGTCTCAATCTTGCTACCTGGAATTTGGTTTTTATAACATTTATACATAAGTCCATCAGCAATCCACAAATAAGGAGTATTATAATTTCCTCTTTCATTTATATATTTTTTAATTGCAAGAGCTGCAATAGTACTCATGAAAGCAACTCCTTCTTTATTACCTTTTCTAATAATTTTTATTTCATTTTTTTCAAAATCAATGTCTCTTATTTTTATATTGGCCAATTCTGTTGCACGTATAGCACTAGATATAAGAACTTCCATTATTGCTTTTTCTAAGGAGTTTTCACAAGCCATTCTAAGTTTTTCTAACTCTAATTGTGTAAAAGCAGTTTTTTCAGTTTTTTGACCTTTAACTTTTTTAATTTTTTTAACAGGGTTATTAGAAATATATTCTTCTTCATTTAAAAATGAAAAGAAGGAATTTAAAATTCTTCTTATGTTATCTATTGAAACAGCTTTCTGCTGGTTCTTTTCTCTTTCTACAGCTAAATATAATCTAATATCATCTGTAGTAACCTGTAAAAAAGATTTTTTTACAAAGAGAGAAAATAATTCAAGAGAATTTTTATAATATAATAAACTCTTGTCACTTAGATTTTCAGCTTTCTTTGTTAAAAAGAATTTTTTCCAAAGTTCTGCATTAGTTCTATCTGAAACAACTATCTCATATTTTTTTGAAACAATATCATAATCTTTTAGTTGTATAATTATAATATTTTTTATTCTTTCAATATCTTCTACACTGAAAGCATTGCTTCTATTTATTTCAAAAGTAATTTGATTAATAATGTTATTCTTTATATCTTCCATAATCAACCTCAAATTCTAAACTTGTGTCACCACTAATACTGTAACTAAAAGTATCCCAACTTCCAAAACACTTACCTGTTAAAGCATCTTCATTTTTACATCTAGCTTTAGCACCAGCAAGAGTCAATTGGACATAAGCCATCTGAATAGCATTCTCATCCAAATCACTGCAGCTTATAAAAATTTTATTTTGGTAATTAATACCTTTTTCTTTTAAGACAGCTAACATTCCTAGTATTAAGCAACCAGATCCACAGGCTGAATCTATTATTTTTATTTTATTTCCACTATCTAATTCTTTTTTTAATTCTTCAAATCTTGTATATGCTAACAATTTTGATAAATGAAAAGGTGAAAAAAATTGACCTTTCATTTTATTATGAACTTCTAATTTATGATGAATCTTACCTAAATAATCATCAATATTTTTTTCAAAAAGTCTAATTAATTCTACATTACAGTCAATGAATATATCAATTATTCCTTTACCATATTTTTCAACTATTTTTTTATATTTTTCTTCCCTATCTTCTGCTCCTACTTTATTACAAGTATTTGAATAAGTATAAAACATACATCTTATCCAATCAAAAAATATTTCGTCATAATTTTGTTTATGAACTAAACTTTGTATTTTTTTTACTATATTATCAACAGAAGCTTCTGCAATAATATTTTTACTTAAATCAGATCCACTAAAAAGATTTAAATTATCATTCATTTTTTAATCCCTTTCCATTACAATATTTCTTTCAAATTCTTCCCAACTTTTTGAAAAAGTATGATTAGCAAAAGCTTCTTTTAATCCATTCATTTGTTTTAATCTTATAACTTCATCTAGATCCATTCCTAAATGCTCAGATATTTCATAATCATTCCAACCTTTCTCATAAAGAGATAAAACAATTTTTGCCATATCTGGAATTTGGTGAGTACCTCTTGCTCTGTTAAATTGAATTGTTGCTGCAACTCTCTTTTTAATATCATGCTTTAAAACAACAACTGGAACTTCTTCTAATTCAAGTTTAAGAGAAACAGTATATCTATGAAAGCCATCAACAATAACATATTTATCATTTTCTTTATCGTGTATACAAATAATAGGCATACAGAAGCCGTTATCAATTATTGATCTTTCTAGTAATTTCATCTCAGGTTTTGCTACTTTATTTGGATTATAGTCATTAGCCACAACTTTTTTTATATCAACCATTTGGACATTTAAAACTTCCATTGATACTTTTTTCATCTTTTTACCTCCAGTAAGTTATTATATTTTTTCATTAAATGTTGTAATTTTTCATTGTCTTTTTTATTTTCACCAAAAGATAATCTTTTCATATAAAAATCATTTCTTTCAATTGCTCTTGCAATTCTTCTCCAGGATATAATTTTCTTTTGTTGCTCTAACTTTAGGTCACCTTCTTGTGGAATAATACTCACATTTTCGTGAATTCTATACCATTCCATAAACTTTTTAATTTTTCCATAGTAATGAAGCATTAAATCTCTATTATAAAGTCCTAAGCTTTCTAATAAGAACACAGTATATTGTTCCCAAGTCATAAAATCAGGTTTAAAAGATTTTATATTTCCTAGAGCATAACTTCTACAATAGATATTTCCAAAATTAACTCCATTAACTCTATTTAAAATCTTTTCCCATGTATCTGCTTCAAGAGCCTTAAATTGATCTAACCCATTCCTTTGGTCATCTCCATATGGTTGGCATAGTCTTTGCTCATGAATTGATAGTCCATTTTTATACATCAATTCATAAATTTTATTATATTTTAAGTCTAATAATGATACAGCTCCCCAAACATCTTGAGTTTTAAAGTCATATAGAGGATAAAAATTAAAAGTATTTGTATAAATTTGAGTTGTCCAAGGCTTATTTTTAAACATAACTTTATTTTTAGGTATTGCAATTGTTCTGAATCTATTAAGACTTTCATCAGCTCTTATTCCAACTCCAACAGCACACATTCCACCTTTAGTATCTGCATACCATTTATTGAAAGAAGGAACAAATTCTTCAAACTCCATAACTCTGTTGTAAAAAGGTAAAAAATTATTAGTTAGATTAATACTATCTTTTGGTAAATCTCTAACCCATAATTCTTTATCTTCTGGCTTCCAGCAGATCCATTTTGGTTGTAAAACGGATACTGCATTTCTTAAATAAAGTGGTAAAGCTATATGATAGAAGTCTCTAATTTGGCTTAACTCTTTTAATTCATAGACATGGTCAATAGTGTGTTTATATTGTGCTTCTAAATCTATATATAAAACATCAAAAACTTTATTAAGTTTCTTAGCTACAATATTAGCTAGTTGTATCATCAAAGAACTGTCTTTTCCACCACTAAAAGAAAAGCAAACATTATCAAAATTATTAAAAATAAATTGATATCTATCTCTAGCAGCTGATAAGACATCCTGGTCTTTATAAATCTTCATAGTTTCTCCTCGAATTCTTGTATAGTTTTTTGTTTTAATTCACATAAAAAGTTCTCTTTTTTTCTTAAATTATCTTGAATCATTTCATCTAATCCAAATGTAGAGATTAAGTAAAAGATTCTACAATCTTCTTTTTGACCTGTTCTATAGATTCTGCTTTCAGCTTGTTCCATTAGAGCATAATCCCAAGAAATATTGTAAAATATAATTATATTAGAATCTTGTAAGTTTAGTCCAAATGTATGCTTCTGTAGACTTAACAAAGTATAATCACTAAATTCATTTCTTAGTAAATCTTCTTCAACTAGATATTTATAAAATATAATTATCTTTTTATTTTCAACACCTTCATTTTTAAGTCTATCTAAAAGCTCTTTTAACTCTATTTTTTTATTCAAACTTGCAGCATAAGAATGTTGAAGCTTTTGAAGATTTCCTAATAGTTTTCCATCTTCAGTCTTAATCCCTTCTATAAAAATATCTTTTAAATGTAAGTATTCATCAATTATTTCATCTTCTGCCCTATACTCAATTATTTTAGTTTCTTTTTTTACATCTAACTTTAAGTCACTTTTATAAATGAAAGGACTTATTAAACTAAATAGATAATCAAGATTTGTGAAGCCATCTAACCATCGCTTTTTTATTACACGATTTTTAACAACTCTTTTTTCTATAACAAATGTGCTATAAAATTCGTTATAATTCATTTTAAAAATTTTTTCACTTAGAAAATTAAACTGGTTATATAGATCCAGGTAATTTTTTGAAAGAGGTGTTCCATTTAAGATTAAACGATATTTTGCTTTTTTTCCTATATTTGTAATTCTTTGAGTTCTTAAAGAATAATTTTTTATTTTTATACTTTCATCTACAACACAAAAGAATTTACAATTAGAATATTTAGTTATTAGATTATAATAAGTTTTTTTTGAATTACTCAAAGTTTCAATTCCAACTATTTCAACTTCATATTTTAAAGAACATTTTTCTAATTCATTTTTTAAGTTATCTTTCGTTCTACAAGGAGTAAACCACAAAACTTTATCAATATCAGTTCTTGAATTTATTATTCCAACAGCTGCTTGAGTCTTTCCTGTTCCAGCTTGCATAAACAAAGCACCAACTTTAAACTTCTTTAATTTTTCCATACAATTTAGTTGTTCAGGCAAATAAGTCCTCATCTATATTCACCTCTTTTTCAACTTTATCTGGAATATATATTTCAATATGTTCTACATCATCATAAAAATCAGAAGCTTCTCTATATAGAACTATTTTAGCTTTATCTAAAAGACTTATTAATTCTTTAGTAGATACAAAAATTTCTTTATCGTTATAAAAAATTTTTCTTTCTACATCATCATTTAATTTATAAGATATAACCAAACTTTCACATAAAACTTTTATTAATTTTTTAGGATACCAAAATTTATATTTTTTTAATAAATCTGTTTCAAATTCAAGAAGCCAAGCTTTATCAGTTTCTTTTTTCATAAATATCTTTTCAAAACAGATTTCATATGTATTCCATTCTTTTGCCTTTTCCATAAATTCCACCTAATTTTTAAAAGTAATATCTTCATATACCCATGCCATATATTTATCTGAAAAGTTAAAGATTTTATTTAATTCTTTTTCACTTATTCCTAATCTTCTAGCAGCACCTTTCATTTTTGCAGTATCTAAATCTTTAACCATTCTTGCCCATGAACACAGAGTTCCCATAAAGCCTACTGGAAGCTTTTGAGAAACATCATCAGGTGTTAAAATTGGAGTTTCATTTATACCTGAAAGGCATTTCATTGCTTGTTTTCCTATAACTTCTGTATAAAAGAAATTACCTCTTACATCATCTTCTATATCGTCATCTGTAGGTTCAAAGTATTTTTCATATATCTTATCTGCAGAAGCACGAACCTTACATATTTCCATATATTTTTGGAATGGGATAATACCATCATTTTCTTTTAATTCTTTATCCCATACACTTTTATGATTTGTACAAGTCCTAGAGATATTAAGAATAATTGTTGCAAGTAAAGCTGATTCTAACTTTTCATCAGTTGGTTTTTTAGTAACCTTTATTTCTTTTTTTTCATTTATCTTGATTTCTCTCTTCTCTGTTTTCTTCGCTTTTCTCATTTTCAACAACACCTTTCTCAGCCATAAGAACAGCTAAAGCTAATTTAAGTATATCCATAAGATCACATCCAGCTTTCCAATAAAAGAAACGGAAAGTTAAGTTTATTTTTAATTTTTTTCCAAAAAGTAGTTTCCGCATATTCCACTTCAAAATTTTTTATTTTTTCTTTATTTTCATAAGCTATTACAATAGCTTCATTAAAACTACTTGCAGTATATTCCCCATTAACTAAGTAAAAATATTCTCCAACTTTTTTTATGTTTAGTGACATTATTTCTCCTTTACATCCAACCATAATACTTTGACTGACCTTGGAAGCCTTTTAAAACTTCTACTCCTATAAAGTCAAAACCATTTGATCCTTTACTACACCATCTCTTTTCATATTCATTAACTTCATTTATTGTTCCAGTGAAGTCCCAGCTTGAATATGAACTATTTCTATTACAAGCACTTAACTGATTTATTCCATAAATTTCTTTATATAGAATTGGTCTACTTACTTTCTTTTTAAATATTCCAAATTTATCTTTTATCTTTTCTATTTTTCTTATTTTTAACATCTTATTCTCCTAAATGTATTGACACTACAAATAACTTACTGTAAAATAAAACTGTCCAGGGCTTTATTAACACGAGCAAGTCATTTGCAGTGCAAAATAATAAAGTCTTTTTTTAAGCTAATCTATTTAAAACCTTTATGAAAACTTTAAGTTCTTCTATTTCATTCTTTAAATTAACAATCCTTGAAATTCCAAGCATAGCAACTGCTGCATCATCATCCACAAGAGAGTTATTATAATCTATAGTTTCTTTAGCTTTTTTTATTAAATCTTCTTTATTGATTAAATTATTTTGATTCTCATTACTCATAGGTCCTCCATTAGTTGTTGCAATTTTTTTACATATTCTGTAAGTTCTCTTTTATATTCTTCTTTTTCTTCATCTTTTAATTTTTTAACTCTTTTTTCCATTTTTTTAATTTTATTAAAATTAAAATATTTTTGACCAGCTGGAAGAAATTCCATTTTATTTTTTTCTATAGCTGGGAGAAGCTGCTTTCTAATTTCTTTAACTTTGTAAACATCGTTTTCTAAAATACCTAGTACTTCTTCATATTGGAGTTCTTTATTTGTTAAAATCTTTATAGCTTGATCTGAATAAGCAAAAATTTTATCTTTATAGTTTTGAAACTCTAAATACAAATTCCATCTTTTTAAATAAACTGAAACAGCATCTTTTGTAAGTCCTTTAGATTCATACCAAGCCATAAATGAGTTGGTAGGTTTTAAAGTTTTTTCTATTACAGCTAAAGAAGAACACATTTCAAATAAATTATTTTTATATTTTTTATATGTATTCATAAATATCTTTTCTTGTTCTGATATAGTGGCTATTTCAACATCATTTAATTCGTAACTAGCGAAGTTAAACTCTTTTATTTCGGATTTAGAAGCTATAACTTCATTAAAATCATTTTCTAAATTTTTATTCATTGTCTATCTCCTTCCAAATACTTATAAAAATGCCTTTTATATAATCTAGTTTTTGAGCTTTACTCTCCCATAATAATGTTTCATTATCTATTAATTTAGAAATTAGGCTAAGTTGTGGAATAGGAAAACTTAAATGAATTCCTTGGATACTTAATTTTTTATTTAAAAAGTCATAGTATTCTTTTTCTAACTTTGTTCTTCCAATTCTGTTTGGAACAATGGCTTTTACTTTATTTAAATCTACTTTTTTTAACATACTTAAAACAGAATGAGTTGTAATACTATCTAAGAAAGTTGGAATGACTATATGTTCTGCAATTTCTATAAATAAATTATCTAATCCCATTACTGGAGAACCATCAATAACAATATAGTCAAATTCCTCTTTCAAAATATTTATAGCTTTCTTAAAAGACTCATTAAAAGAATTCTTAATCTTATATCCTTGTAAATGTAAGAAGTAAAGATTATCTCTTAATTTCTTAATTTTATAACTTTTACCTTCAATGAAATCTTCAAGTCCAGCTTTGCTAGTATCATCAACTTTAATACCTGCAAATTTTAAAATATCATTTTGGGAATCGCTGGTAAGGATCAAAGTTTTTTTATTTTTTATAAAAGCTTTATAAGCAGCTAATTGTAAAGTTATATAAGTTTTACCTACTCCACCTTTATTATTTTTAACAAGAATAATTCCCATAATATCCTCCTATTTTTGATTTTTTTTAGCAAAATAAATTTTATGATTTTGTAAGTTTATTAATTTTGCTCCATCGAACTGAAGCTGTAAAAGTGGATTTACTATACCTTGATTTTTATTAACTATTGCATAACTTCCATCTGCTCTCTTCTTTACAACTCCACAAGCAATAACATTATGATCTTTAACAGCTAGTACATAATCATCTGTATAAATATAGTTTTTATTTATTTTTATACCTGTACTTTCTAGCCAAATAACATCTGAAAAATTAAATTCTTGTTCACCAGCTTGTTTATTTGTTCCTTTTATTTTTCTTTCTTTGAAATCAACATTCAAAGCCTTATATACTCCTCCTGTTGTAATGCTGTAAAATTTTCCATGTAATATCATTTAATAATTTTCTCCTTTCTTGTTATAAAATTCAGGTTCTCTTAGTTTTTTAAATGCTCCCATTTCTACACCATGCAAATCAAAAGATAATCTACCCCAATCTACACAGTACTTATATTTTTCAAAATCTAATTTTTCATTCTCTGGAAGCTTAGAATTTACTCTTTCAAAGTCTTTTTGTAATTTACACCATTTATCAAAAGGCATATTTATTTTTACAGTTTCTCCCATTTATTCTCCTTTTAGGCACTTAGCAATCCTAATTCAGTTATTTTTTCTTTTATTTTTTGAGAAATCATTAAATAAAAGACTACTTCTGTATTTTTTTTAATTTCTCTGAGAGCAGGATTTTTAAATTCTTCTATAATTTCATCTTCAATTTTCAACTGCTGCTCTGTAGATAAACTTTTAAAAACTTCCATAGCTTTATCATTTCCTTTATACTCCTTTCTTTGTTCATTTTTTATTTTTTCTTGCTCAGCTTCTCTCATTTCAATCTCTTTAGTATTAACTTCAGTTGTTCCTTTGAAAAGATGATTTGAGAATACAGCAGCAATATTTTTAACATCCTTTTTATTTTTTAGGATATCTATTTGCTCCTGGAAGAGATTTAAGAGATAGTCTATTGAATTATTTTTTAATAACTCAATTATTTTATCTTCATGCTTTTTAGAAAAATCAATTTTATTTTCTTTGAACCATTGTTTTATTTTTTTTAAATCATCATAAATATTATTATTTATATTATTATGATCATGATTATTATTTATTATTTCTTCTTTATTATTTATTGCCCCCGTATCGTTAAACGATGCGTCTGACGACGCGTAAAAATTATTGAGATTATTAGTTTTTTTATTTTTTTTAAAATTAGATAAATTTATTAACGATCCGTCTGACGACTCGTTAACTGAATCGTTATACGAATCGTTATTTTTATAAATTAAAAGTTCTATAAAATTTTTCAAAGAATTCTCAGGACAACTAGAATACATTAAAGTTAAAAATTCTTTATTTTTAACCTGCTCAATTTCCTTTTTTATCAAATCTTGCACTGGCTTTCCACCAATATTTAGATTATTCTCAGCCCATTTCAATAATATAAGTTCTCTTGAATCAACATCATATTTTATTAGCTTGTGATATGTTTCAAATCTTTGTAATAGAGCACTCACAGACTCAATAGAATATCCTAAATCAAAAGCCATTTGCTTTTTAGTTATAGAATAGATCCCAATTTGTGTTGTAAATTCATTTGTCATTAAATATAAATAGAAGTATTTATCTTCTGCTGTCATTTCTTCTTGGATGTAAGTATTACTCCAGAAGCTAGTTTGTATTTGTCTAAACTTTGCCATATTTCCTCCTATTCAAAATGAAATTTTTCATGGCATTTATCACATAAACAAATTAAATCTTCTCTCCAATATAAATGCTCATACCCATGTCTTTTATATGTTTTATGATGTGTTACTAAATTATTTGAACTGTAACATAATTCACATTTATATTTTGCTCTTGATTTAACTTTTTCAGCAATAGCTTTCCAATATGGTGTTTTTAAAAAAGTATGATAGTCCATTGAATTTATATATCTCCAAACAATATCATCTAATATACGAAAATCAGAGATATAGTGCATCTTTTCATTTATATTTACTCCTTCTTTCCAAGAATTATCTGGATTCAAATAACTTGCTATATAACTTTCTGTATATTTACTTTTATCAAATATCTCAGTTTCATTTTTAGCTTTTTCTTTTCTAGCTTTTTCACACTCTTGACATATATAACGATTATCAGAAATATATTTAAATAATACTGTTTTTGCCATTTTAACTTCTTTGATTTCTTTACATTCATTACAAATAACTTCAACTGTGAAAGGATTAGGATTTTTAGTATCATAAACCTTTTTAAACAAACTCTCCCATTCCATTCTTTTTTTACTTCTAAAATAGTTTATAGCTTCAATAGTTATTCTATCTGTATAATCAATAAACCCTTCATCTTTAGAAGCTAAATACTTATCAAAAAAATCAAAATCTATCATTTGGTTACCTCCTGTATTTTTAAAAATTTTAATAGCTTTTTATAATATTTTATAGAAAAGGGAATAAAAACAATCATTTCATAGAACAATTCCCTCCTCTATAAAATACTGTAAAGAAATATTCAATTGCCAATGTCCAAGAAGCATTATCTTATGGTGGTAATCCATTTAAAAACATAGTTTTCAACTCCTTGTAATATTTTTAGTCTTTATATAGGTAGCTACAAATAGTAATTATTTATAGCCATCTATCTAAGGACTAACCTTAGATTATTCTTAATTCTTTAAGTTTTTTAATAAATTGGTTTTTTAATTAGTGAATATTGTAGAGCAACTTCTTCACAAATTTGTCTTATTTCATATTCTCTTGCAGCTGATAATTGATCAGCTACTTCTTTTTTATTTTCATCAATCATTTCTTGGTTTATCATTTCTTTTATTAAGTTAGCCAATGCTTTTTCTAGTTTTTCTCTATTTTTAATATACATATTTAAGCCTCCAATTAATCGTTTAAAATATCTTTTAAAGTCCAAATTTCAATATTTTTATTGCTTATATATTGCCAAAGGACTTCATCATTATTACCAGCATCTAATTTTTCTTGATATTCTTTTAAAAGCTCACTTCTTAAATCTTCTAATTGTTTTATTTTATTTTCTATATATTCTCTACTTTTCATAATATTATCCTTTCATTATTTGCTGGAGAGCAGTGTGGGACTTGAACCCACATTCAACAAGTTCGAGCAGGCTTGTTATTTTCTCCAGTTAAATTAACTGCTCTTATTTCATTCCTTTATACAATCTTTCAAGTCGTTTCATTGCTTTTTCTACATTAGGATGTTCAGAAGCTTCTAAAACTTCTTTTGTAGATTGATACCAATTTCTAGCTTTTATTTTATTAGTAAAATAACTTTGATCTATTCCTAATAATTCCAATTGGACTATCCCATACATTTCAACTAAAATAAAAATAAGTTTTGCTTCTTCATTTATAAAATATAAGTCTTTCATTGTAATCTCCTTAAAATCTCTTTTTAATTTCTTCAACAAAACCTTCATCAATGTTCAAACAGCAAGGTTGAATATCAAATCTTTCAGGAAGAATTGAATATTTAAAATCAATTTCTTTTTTTGCTTCTTCTTCAGAAGTGAAAGCTGAAAGAATAGTTTTATCAGCATTAGTTATGATATAAATAGTTCTAAAATTTTCAAACATTCTTTTCACCTGCAATTTTGCAAGGATAACCTAATTTCTTCAGTTCTTCCTTAATTTCAATGAATTTAGTGTTTTTTCCATACTTGTTAATTAATTCTTGTAGTTCAGTTAGTTTCAT